CAGGTCGTGGAATTGCTTGCTATCACCAGTGCCCACATCCCCGTCTTTGAATCGCCTGGACACCCCTTCTATTTCGTGTCGCGTAAAGTCGATGGCCCATTGTGCGGCATCGCTCGTCACCGTCGGAGAATGTGGGTTGCAGCCGACAGCAACGAGGGCTGACAGCTTGAGCACTTTAAGGTGCGAACGATTCCACAACTGTACCTCTACATCATGCCGGGAACCATTCATGATGCGGTCAGCTTCAGTGTCGAAGTGATCGAGCAAGGCGAGTGCGTCATGGTCAATAGCGACCGGACAGCAGGTATTATTGTTTGTTGTGGTCAACGCTACAGCAATTAGGTCGCTGAAGCGTTGCGCCAATTGCAGGCTGGGTGGTGAGTTGGCGTTCTTGTTGCGTGCTGGTCGCCCGCCGTGATATTCGATTACCGAGAAACGTGGGATGAGGCCTTCGGCAATGTGCGAAGCATCGAGCCCATCGAAGAAGGTTTCCGGGGTTGATTCGCCAAGGATGGTGACGTTTGGTGCTTGAATGATTTTGGTGTTCTTCTCAACGTCGCTATATACCGACGACCTGAGAGTTCGATTCCACCCTGATTTGGCATACAGGTCGAGCAAAACCTTTTTGAGCATCTTCTCGGAAGCGTTGGCACGGTGGTAGCTCATTTGTTGCAGGGTCAATCCGAACTCACCTAGCACGGAAACAAAGCAGGGCCGATCATTGAGCACTTTAACGAGGGATTGACCGGAGGCGAAAGCAGCAGGGCCGATGAATTGGTCGGCCATGGGAATTTGTGGGCGGATGGCAGTGATTAGATTTTCAATGCCGGACATTGCTCCTTCTTTGCCGGAGCCGGTTTTGGCTAACAGGATCAAATATTGATTGAGCCCGGAACCGCTGATGTTGTAAGAACGCCCGACTACGCCGGCGACGATGGCGATGGCGGCGGCAAGCGCAATCTCAGGTACTGGGCGGATGGCGGTTTGATAAAAGTATTCTGCCAATTCACCAATGATACCGGGTGGCGGGATGAGTGGTTCGATTTTGGGTTCGGCGTGTTTTGGTTTTCTCGGTTTCTCCTCATGAGGGGGAGTCGCTATATCAACATGCGCGGCCGCGGGATTCATAAGTGCCGCGACGTTGGAAGCCATTTGGGTTTCGCTCAACTCAGCCGGCTGCTGTGCTCGGATTTTTTGCAGGGCGCGGTTGAGATAGACGTCATTCTTCGTGGCCTTGTCGCGCTTGCCGAGTGCCGTCATTCTGAACAGGCGACGGACTTGCTCGTTGTCCCGGGTGTAGTAAGCAATGATGGACAGCAGGGCGAAGTCGGCTTCTGATTGACTGGGGTATTCGTCTTTCCATTGGCCACAGCATAGTTGGTTGAACTTTTCCGCGTTGCTGGCGCGCATGCCCATTTCTACCACTTCGGTGTCGGTCATGATGGCATCATGGTCGACCAGTTCGTTGACCTTGGGCGGGGCCATCTCGCCGTAGAGGATTTCCAGCAACGATTGGTAATTGGTGATCGGTGAATTCCGGACAACGTCGCCGGTGCATATCATGTACCGACCTGAAGAATACACTTCGACCTTGTCACGATGGACGCCGGACGGGATCGCGCCCTTGACTATGATGTGAAACCCGGTGCCGCTGAGGGATCGCTCGGTGTAGGAGTCAAAGGCATTCAGGATTTTGTAGTGCCTTTGCAGCTCCTCAGGTGAAGCGGGATTCTCGGGTTTGTTGTCCAGGTCGATAATGCAAAACTCATCTTCAGGGGACAGCACAAAGCCGATATACTTGTGACCGGTGCGGATTGCTTCTTCAAACGTCCCCCAAGTGGAGCGGTCATCGACTGCGGCAATTTGACCGGTGCGGGGATTGAGCGGATGCTTTTTGGGTTTGCCTGTTTCTGGATTGATGCTCATATCAGCAACAACCCACTGCGACAAGGCACGCAGTTCTGCCGGAATATTGGCGAACATGCTAGCCCCTTAGTCGATGGTCAATGATTTGCCGGTGTAGTGCTCATATAAAGCCTGAACTCGATTGACGGATGGGTTCTTGAAATGCCCTGCCATGAACCCGCGCAACCAGTACAAGGGCAGGTTGGATGCCTTGTGAATCTCCAGCAGGTTACGTGAATCGTTCTTGACTAAAGTCAATGTCCGAGTCATCAATGACCCGGGCGCATCATACTTCTCGGTTTGCATATCACCCTCTTTTGTTATTGGATTTCCGAGGGCCAATGATAAGCGATAAAAATAGGATCGTATTAAGTTTTTAATTACTTGTCCTCTATAAAACTTAATGCCTCCAAAATATGTTTGACTTGTTCTTGGCTGGCTGTTTATATTGGCGTCACTGATTCGATTTGACGGAGTTAAACCATGACAATTGCAACCAAAGAATTCCTGGCCTTGTTGAAGGAATGGGACGAGCTCAAAAAACAGATGTTTGACTTCGCGCCGGTTGTAGCTAGAGAAATGCAGGTGCGCAAAGACATATTTGCATTGGCGTTCCCGACGCCGAAAGAAGGCACCAACACAACCGATTTGCCGAATGATTGGAAGATCAAAGGCATTTACAAGTTGGACAGAAAAATTGACGAAGCCGCTTTACCGGCGGTACTCGAAGAATTGCGGAAGCTCGGTATCAATCCGGACCCGCTCATCAAATGGAAACCGGATTTGGTCACCGGCGACTATAAGGCGCTTTCACCGGCCAACAAAGCAATCTTTGACCAGGCGTTGACTACCAAGCCAGCGTCTCCCACTGTTGAACTCATCCCACCTAAGGAAAAAACATGAGCAAAAATATTGAAACCGAAGTCAAGGGCAACATCCTCACCATCAAAGTCGACTTGTCCAAGACCTTGGGACCGTCGAAGTCGCAGAAGTCCATTGTCATTGCCACCACCGAAGGCAACGCCGATGTTACCGGCGCTCCTGGCATCAAGATGGGGCTGAACATTTACAAGCCGGCATCGTGACCGCGGCAAAACAATCCCCGCAAAAAGAACTGGCCGGGTCATTCACTCGGCTAGTTTTTTCCCTGCAACGAATGGAAACCGAGTATCAGCGCATGGAACAGGAAATCAACTGGGTCAAGGATGTCCTGGCTGAATTCGGTTATGACGGTCCGCTGGTGGAAACCTGCTGCCCTTTGCGCGAGATGCTGACTTCTGCCAAACCGAAACCCAAACTCAAACGAAAGGCAAAACCAAAATGACTGCTATCAAGGAAAAAGCCGAAGCTATCAAGGAAAAAGCCAACCAGTTAATCGAAGAAGCAAACCGCGATGGTATAATCCTGACCATTACTCTCGTTCCGCTCGAACCCCTTGCTATGGGGAATTACGCGATGGTTGCTGAAGTGTCGCCGAAGCACCCCTACTAGGAGGAACCATGGACAGCTTTAGCAGAATAAATATGCGGCTGAAGATAAATCAGCTGGTAAGTATTTGTCATGACGCCTCCAGGACCGCAGGCTGGTGGAATGACCTGCACACCGGTAACCCGTTACCACTTACTCAAGAACGAATCGGCGACAAATTGATGTTGGTGGTTACCGAAATTGCCGAGGCAAAAGAAGGCCACCGCAAGAACAAGATGGACGATCATTTGCCGAATCGCTCCATGGTCGAGGTTGAATTGGCAGACGCGGTAATTCGTATTGCCGATCTCGCCGGCGCGCTAGGGCTTGACCTTGGCGGCGCTGTTGTCGAGAAATTGATTTACAACCAATCACGCGAAGATCACAAGATCGAGAATCGCAAAGCCGCCGGCGGAAAGCAAACCTAATCATGCGCGAACCTATTAATTATTGGCATGACGTTTTTTGGCCTGTCATGTTTGGTATAGCGAAGACCTTTGGTACAGGATTTGTCATCGGGTTCGCGTTAATATCAATACTGGGAGATTAAAATGAGGCAATACCTCGACCTGCTTTGTAAGGTGCTCGCAGGCGGCACATTGCACGAAAACCGCACCGGCATTCCCACACTCAGAATAACCGGAGCTATGTTGAAATTCGATATGGCAGATGGGTTTCCAGCCATGACCACCAAGCGCCTTGCCTGGAAACAGGTTCGCGCCGAATTGGTAGGGTTCATTCGCGGTTATACCAATGCCGCCGACTTCCGGAAACTCGGCTGCGATATATGGGACGCCAACGCCAACGAGAACACCGCCTGGCTCGCCAACGCCAACCGGAAAGGCCCTGACGATCTCGGCCGCATTTATGGTGCGCAATGGCGCGATTGGCAGGGTGACTTCGGAACCGTTTATGACCAGCTTGGCGGTGCCATCCGGGAAATCAAAACCAACCCGAGCAGCAGGCGCATTATCGTTACCGCCTGGAACCCGGGCGAGCTCGATCAAATGGCGCTACCGCCGTGTCATCTGCTTTACCAGTTCCATGTGGATGAGCGCAAAAAGAAATTGTCCATGACTATGTACCAGCGGTCGTGCGACCTGTTTCTCGGCGTGCCATTCAACATCGCCAGTTATGCCGCGCTGCTTCATATTGTGGCCAACGCTTGTCGCCTCGTTCCTGGTGAATTGGTTATGTTCCTGGCTGACACTCACATTTACCAAAACCACGTTGAGCAAGCCAAGGAACAGTTAATGCGGATGCCAAAGGAGTTGCCGACACTTCTTCTTGACTATGACGACTGGGACAAGCGCCTTGATCAGATTGTTCCTGAAGATTTGATTCTGCTTGATTACGAACCGCATCCGGCCATCAAAGCGCCGATGGCAGTCTAGGAGAACACAATGGCTACTGAAATTTTTGAAGTTGAAGTCAGAAACATCCTGACCGAGCTCGGCGATTTGTTGGTTGAAAAAAACCGCAAATACGGCGACGCTGCATTGAATCCGAAGCGCATATTTTCCCGGGCGTCGGCCGCCGAGCAGATCAAGGTGCGACTGGATGACAAGATTAGCCGCTTGATGAATCAGCAACCGGATGAGGATGAGGACGTGGAATGGGATTTGATGGGCTATCTCGTTCTGCTTCGTGTCGCCAAACGCAGGACAAAGTCATCCAAACAATCGTAGCGATCTCCGTTGCTGTTTGATAATATTGACCCCTTCCCCGTTTATCAGGTGCCGCCATGACCACAAGCAATTCCCTTTCGCTGAGACCGATCTCGGTTGGCGTGATTGTCATGTTTAAAGGGCGGAGAATTCAAACTCCGTTTCCTAGTCATCTGCCGTTTATTTTTGCGGCACCAGCTTTGCCTTTTTGCGAGCTGCTTCCGACCGTCGCCAGATTGAAATTCACGGCGGAGCATTTGAAGAAGGCGGCAAACAAATGAGTATCCTGGACCAAGTCAATCACTCGTCAACCAAAACCGGCACGCGGGTAGTCATCTCCGGGGTTGAGAAGGTCGGCAAGACTACGTTGGCATGCAGCGCGCCGCGGGCTTTGTTGGTGCCGCTTGAGCAAGGATTCAGCGGGGTCAGCATCAACAAAACCCCCATGCTCGAACACTTCGCGCATACGATGCAACTGCTTGACGAGATAACGGTAAAGGCACAGGCGGGTGCATTCCCTTATCAGACGCTGGTTTTTGACTCGGCGACGGCACTGGAAAGGCAGATTCATGAGGCGGTGCTGATGACCGACCCAACATGGGCCAAAGGCAATCGCCGCGCCCTGACGATGGAAAGCGCGCTCGGCGGCTACGGCAAGGCCTATCAGTATGCCAATGAGTTGTTCCATGCGTTCCTGCAAAAGTGCGATGCCTTGGCGGTTCATGGGGCTATCAATATCGTGCTTACGTGTCACGTCTTTGCCGCCAAGGTCATCGACCCTGTGCATGGTGAGTATGATTCTTATGACCTGTTGTTGCATTCGCCGAAGAACCAAAAGTCCTACGGCAAGCGCGAGATGCTCACACAATGGGCGGATGTTATAGGGTTCCTGTATGAGCCTCTTTATATCACCAAGGGTGGCGACAAGTCGCAACTTAATATGGGTGTCTCTGCCAACAAAGGCCGAGTAATTGGAATGGCAAGAACTCCCGGGTACGTTGCTGGAAATAGATACGGTGTTGGTGGCGAACTTCCAATTCCAAAAGATAAAGGATGGAACTACATGGCTCATGCTATTTATCAATCATCTGGTGTTGATATTTACAACCGAGATTAAAATGAAACAATGCCGCTTATGCCTTGAGTTTAAGTCTCAAGATCAATTTGGAAAAAGAATAAAAAGTCTAGACGGGTTAAGGCATGAGTGTCGGGCGTGCCGAAAAATTGAAAGCAAAGAAGCATACGCAAAAGATCCTGAAAAGAATAAACAAGGCGCTAGGGCTTGGGTGTTGGCAAATAAAGAGAAGCGCCAGCTTTATGTAAAGGAATGGACCAAAGCAAACATGGGCAAATGTGTCGCCGCTTTGAGTCGATACAGAAAAAAGAACCCTGAAAAATTCAGGGCATATAAAAGTACTCGAAGAGCAAGAGAGCTTGGTGCTGTTTGTAATTTTTCAGGTGAAGATGTAAAGTTATTAATGAAAGAACAAAACGGGCAGTGCAAATACTGCGGAAAAATTTTGTCTAAATATCACCTAGATCACAGAATGCCTTTGGCATTGGGTGGAATCACTGACAAGAAAAATATGCAGTTGCTTTGCCCTTCTTGTAACTCGCGGAAAGGTGCCAAACATCCGGAGCGTTTTGAAAATGAAATAAGCTATACTGATCTTGCAGTGTCTCAATAACCCTCTTTTCAACAAACAGGAGAATGCCAAATGGCAATTATCAATTTTGACGCAACCAACGTCCCAGTCGCTCAGGCGCTGGATCCGATTCCGGCAGGCTGGTATAACGCCTTTATCACTGCTTCCGAAGTCAAGCCGACCGGCAACGGTCAGGGCGCTTACCTGGAACTGGAGATGCAGGTGGCGGATGGCGCGTATGCCGGCCGCAAGGTTTGGGATCGCCTCAACCTGCAAAACCTGAATCCCATCGCCGTGGAGATCGCTTACAAAACCCTGTCTGCGATTTGCCATGCCGTTGGTGTCATCCAGGTAGCCGACAGCTCGCAGCTGCATAACCGTCCCATGGCGGTCAAGGTGTCGCTCCGCGCTGCCGGTGTCGGCAAGGATGGGCAAAATCACGAGGCCAGCAACGAAGTCAAGGGCTACAAGGCCATGGAAGCGGCGTCGGCTGCGCCAGCTCGAACAAACAGGCTGGATGCACAACCGCCTGCGCCTGCGGCTGCACCTGCCGCTGCTGCACCGTGGGCTGCACCGGCTCCCGCCGCGGCCCCTGCACCCGCTGTCGCCCCGGCTGGCGCGCCGCCGTGGGCTGCTCCCGCACCTGCGGCCGCACCTGCTGGTGCCCCGGCTGCGCCTCCGTGGGCTGCACCGGCCCCTGCTGCGGCGGCTGCGCCTGCGGCACCGGCCTTCACCCCGCCTGCTGCCCCGCCGTGGGCAACCCCGGCTGCTTAAAGAAGGCTCGGAGCGACAACCGGCCCGCTCGATCAAAAGAGCGGGCCTTTTTCTTTTCAGGGGATGCAGATGCCGCCAGTTGAAGATCATCCGGTTCATGCTTCAGTCAAAATAGATACCGGGCATCGTTACACCGTATGCCAAAACAAACCACCTTCTCCGGCTGACTTTGTTTTTAGCAAGGATTGCAGGTATGACGAATCAGACAAGGACCCGGGTTGCATTGGTTGCAAGCAGCCGAAAGACATCGAATACATAACCAAAATAAAAGCGAGCAAATAATGGCAATAGCAACCAAAACATTGGCAGCAATCAATGAGGCGTTAATCGCCGATCAAGGGGCAAAGTACCGCGGGTTGCTGCGGAAGGCGATGCCGTTGGCGGAAGACGCCTACAGCGAGGAAGAAAGCGAGTTCCGCTCACATTTAGGGGCTTCGCTCATTGGGCGTGAATGCTCACGCGAACTCTGGTATTCTTTTCGATGGGTAACCCGGAAACAGTTTGACGGTCGCATGCTGCGATTGTTCAACCGCGGTCACCTGGAAGAACCACGCTTCGTCGCCCTGCTCCAAATGATTGGTTGCAAAGTTCACCAATACACCGGCGAAGGAAAGCAATTCCGCATTGTTGGCCACATGGGGCATTATGGCGGCTCGCTTGACTCGGTGATTGAAGGTTGCCCGGATGTTCCGTATGGTGAACCGGTGCTTGGCGAATTCAAAACCCACAATGACAAGTCATTCCAAAAGATAAAGTCCGATGGCGTCATGGCGGCGAAGTGGGAACATTTCGTCCAAATGCAGGAATACATGGGTTACTATAAATTGAACTGGGCGCTATACATGGCGGCCAACAAGAATGACGATGAAATCCACGGAGAGATAATCGCCTTCGATCAACGCCAATACCAAAAATATTTGGATCGCTCGGTGATGGTGATTGAGTCGAAAACCCCGCCGCCAAAAATAAACGAGTCGCCGTCCTGGTTCAAGTGCAAATTCTGCGACCATAGCGGGACGTGCCATGGTCAGGTTATGCCGGTGCGGACGTGTCGATCCTGTATCAACGGCGTGCCGATCAATGATGGCAAATGGCATTGCTCGCTTGAGCTTATCGAACTCAGCAAAGAGGCGCAGTTGAAAGCATGCGACGCTTACGAAATGATCCCCGAGATAAAGGCTCAACCGAAATGAACTATTGGATAGGGATATTCGCAGTTTGTTTAACCGTCGGGTTCGTGATGGGTGCGTTCCGAACAAATACCATTTGCGAAGAATCAGGCGGCGTCTATGCGCGTCCGTTTCTCACCTGGCATATGGAATGCCTGTACCGCAAATGAGCAAATGGACGCAACGTCGGAAAGAACCGTACACTGCCATCGGCATAAGCAGGTTGCGGTGTATTCGGTGCGGAGCCCCTGCGAAGTTTCAGTGGCAGATATGCGCCGATGGAAACAACCATCGCCCGCTGTGTCTGGATTGCGATGTTGCGCTGAACCGAATGGTTTTGTTTTGGATGCGACATCCGAACGCCGAGCAATTGGCAAACCAATATGCCCTTTTGAAAGCTGCTCAAAAATAAGGTTAAATATTTGTACCCATGTTAAATTGATATTTTTCAAAATATAAAAATAATGGCTAACAAAAAAGTTTTTGAGAATCCAGAATACGCAAGGCTTCCCGCTACACCTACAGGGGCGAGCGCATTGGGTTTGGATTACTATTACACCGGCAAGTTGTGCAAACGAGGGCACCGCGGAATACGGTATGCGTCATCTGGAAATTGTGTTCTTTGCATGGCTGAGAGTCAAGGTAGGACAAAAGAAGGAATGCGCCTGGATCGGTCGGAAGCAAACTTTGTAAAAGCGGTTGCTTCTATTGATGCTGGAAATTCAACTTACATCCCGGAATCCCCTTGCCCAAGAGGGCATTTTTTGAGGTTTGCAGGTAGCAATAATTGCGTTGAATGTGACAAGGAACAACAAGCTGAAAGAAAAGTCAGAGGATACTCAAGATGGCGACGTCTTGAAAAAGTTTATGGCATAACTAAAATTGAATTTGAAAATCTGCTTTTTAAGCAGAACGGAAAATGTGCTGTTTGTGAAAAACAACTACACGAACCCGGCGTCCTTAACTATTCAAAAATTCATGTCGATCATTGTCACACCGAGAACAAAATTAGAGGGTTGCTTTGTGGTCCTTGTAATCAAGCAATCGGTCTTTTGAAAGAAGATTTAGTCATCGTGGAGAAGGTCTGGACGTACCTGAAAAACTCAAAATGAAATTACGTCCATACCAACAAGATGCTATTTTAGCGATCTACAATTATTTTCTGACTTCCTCAGGAAACCCGATTGTAGGACTCCCTACTGGAACGGGAAAAAGTGTAATCATTGGCGAGTTCATAAAAGGGGTGTTCCAAAATTATCCACACCAAAGGGTTATGCTTCTGACACATAACAAAGAAATAATAACGCAGAATCTGGCGAAGCTCATTGCCCTGTGGCCAACAGCACCAGCAGGGGTTTATTCCGCAGGCATCGGTCGGCGCGAATCCCATTTCCCAATCACCTTTGCCGGCATTGCGTCAGTCGCATCCAAGGCGGCGTTCTTCGGTCACCAGGATTTGGTGCTCATTGACGAATGTCATCTGGTAGGGGTCAAGGAAAACACTCAATACAGAGCATTCCTATCGGCGTTACTGAAGGTCAATCCAAACCTGAAAGTGATCGGCTTCACTGCAACCCACTACCGTCTCGGCATGGGCTTGCTTACTGAGGGCGACCTTTTCTCAGACGTATGCTTCGACTTGACCGGGCTGGACGCTTTCAATCACTTGATCTCGGAAGGCTATTTGTCACCTTTGATCCCGAAGCGCACTTCCATGATGTATGACGTATCTGAAGTGCATATGTCTGGCGGCGAATACAAGCAGGGCGAGTTGCAGGCAGCTGTGGATAAAAGCGAGCTGACTTATACCGCGGTCAGGGAAATGGTCGAGTTCGGTCACGACCGCAGGCATTGGCTTGTCTTTGCCTCAGGCATCGAGCACGCCGAGCACGTAGCATCCATGCTCGATACTTTCAATGTGTCGGCATGCGTCATCCATTCCAAGATGACGAGCACCGCCCGAGATGAAGCCATTGCCGGGTTCAAGTCGGGCAAGTATCGAGCAGCAGTCAATAACAATGTGCTGACCACAGGTTTTGATTTCCCGGAAATTGATTTGATCGGCATGCTTCGCCCGACCAGCTCACCGGGGTTGTGGGTGCAAATGCTAGGGCGCGGTACTCGGCCGGTGTATTCGTGGGGATTTGATTTGCGGGAACGAGATGGAAGGCTCGCCGCCATTGCCGCAGGGCAGAAGCAGAATTGCCTCGTTCTCGACTTCGCTGGAAATACTCGTCGGCTCGGGCCGATCAATGACCCGGTCATCCCGCGAGCCAAGGGTAAGGGCGGAGGCGGCACGGCCCCGGTCAAGGTGTGCGAAGTGTGCGGCGTCTATAACCATGCCAGTGTTCGCGTCTGTTCTCATTGCGGGGCTGAATTTCCAAAGCACTTGAATATCGCCGGCACGGCCTACACTGACGAGATCATCAAATCCAGTTTGCCGCAGGTTGAAGTATTCAAAGTCGACCGCGTCATATACACCGAGCACCGGAAACAGGATCGCCCGCCATCGGTACAGGCTGCTTACTATTGCGGGCTGCGGATGTTTCGTGAGTGGGTTTGTTTCGAGCACAGCGGGTACCCCTTGCATCGAGCGCACGAATGGTGGCGCGCTCGGTCATGGGATGAACCACCGGAAACCGTGCTTGAGGTAATACGCCAAGTCAATACTTTGAAAGTGCCAACGCACATCCGCGTCTGGATCAAAAAGCAGCACGATGAAATAATGGGCCACTCGTTTGACGAAGGCCAAACTTTTACAGGGGAATGACAATGGCAACTGACCAACTAAACAAGCACCGCCAACTCGAACTCAGGGCTATGCCATTGGCACAGCTGCGCGCTATACGCTTGGGTACGTGGCGCACCTGCATTAATTGCGATAGCTGGGTGCAGGCGACTGAGGGCTGCAAGAAAGCAAGCGGCGCACGCCCACCGGCCATGGCTATTGTTATAGGGTGCGACAGCTGGGAGGAGGAAATTCCCTTTTAGATCAACGAGTTTTGGATGTGATCTAAAAGCGTGAAACTTTTGGTTGCCATCGTTGATCTTGATCTTCATAATTCGCTCCATGGTGTGCAGCACAGGCACCTAACCATGACAGCCAATCACTCAGGAGATCAACATGACAACCACCAAACTCACCATCAACGTTACCCCTTCTTTCGCCGCCGCCGTTGCCGCTGTTGTTGATGCCGGCAAAACACCGTGGCTGATTGTGCAGGACAACTATGCAGTCGGCCCCTACCTTGGCCGCAACGAAGCCCGCGCTGCCAAGACCGCCGACAAGCTTGCCGGCGTGGTCGTCAAGGCATCGGATGTCAATGTGGTCGTGGTCGAGCTCAACGCCCCGGCCAAGACGAAAAAGGAAAAGCCCGCCAAGGCTGACAAGCCCGCCGCCAACTTGACCGCGCAGCAACAAGCCCAGCTGGACGAAAAAACCAATCCGCTCAATTGCCGCGTTTGCCCGAAGTGTGGCAGCACGGAAATCTACCATGGCCGGGTCGATGCCAAGGGCTTCGTAATTGACGAGGACTGCACCGGCGGTTGCCACCACTGCGACTGGTCGTTTGACTTCAGCATCCTCCGCAAGTCGGAAATTGATTCCCCCTGCTTCGTGGTGTGGGACACGGCCGACAAGATGGTCGGTGCCCGCCGCAAGGACGTCCTGGCCGCTTGTGCAGAAAAGGGCATCGCCTTCTACACAGCCCGCACCCAGTACCAGCTG